CCTGAAAATTTTATACTGCTATTGTATGTTATAGTAAAATCACTTGCAGCAGAATACTCAAAAAAATCATCTGTATTAAAACCTATTACATAAAATCTTTTATCACTGTCAGCTAATCCAATACCTTTTATAAATTTTTCATCTGTCATACTAGCTGTACTGTTAGAAAGAGATATAGAAGAAATTTCGTATGGAGTACTTAATTCATATAGATATATTACAGCAGTATTACTTTCACTACCTGCAACAAGCATTTTAGTTCCATCTTCAGATAAGACTAATGCTCCAGCGTCATCAGTTGAATTACTATGCGTTTTTACTTTAAAATTTAAATTACCAAAACTTTGTTGAGTAGCAGTAGAAATATCATAACCTGTTGTTAAATTAAACTGATAAAAACCACTACTTGATGTATTTTCTTTAAAAGCGTATAAACGAGTTCCATTATTACCAAAATGTAAACTTGTAGAGCTACCGCCTGAAATAGTTAATGTTTCATCTGCACCACTATCTGAATTACCTATTGACGAAAGATCATATGCTGATGAAAGATTAAACTGTCTAATTTGACTTCCATTATTTTCATAAAATTTTGTACCGTCATCATTAAATGCGATTCCAAAAATTGTTGAGCTACTAGGGGTAACTGGATTAGAAGCTACATTAGTCCAAGTAGAAAGATCAAAAGCAGTTGAAAGAGTAGCGTGGTATGTGTCTCTATTTCCTGATAAGTGATAAAAAATTTTAGTTCCGTCTGGTTTCCAAACAAAACAAGTAGGATTACTTGAAAATGCGTTAGGACCATTACTGCCTTCAGCAGAGGCTGTTTTACCATTTGCTATAGCTGTTATATCAGCCGTAGTTCCTGCACCATTAATTAATAAAGTAGCACCAGAATTTGTACCTGATGCTGCAGGGTTAGTTAAATCTACTCTACTACTGGATGTTGGTGTTAAATTAAAAACTGAACCAGTAGATAAATCTAAGCTGTTTATATTAACTGATGTAGAGTATTGAAATACTTTCCCAACACTATTACCTGTAACATACATTTTTGTACCATCAGCACTAAATGTTAAAGCTTTATTTTGAGATGTATCTTCTGTAAGTTGATGAGATATATTTGAGTAAGATGCAGTACTTAAATTAAAAGCTGTTGATAAGTTGTATTGAAAAATAAATTCAGTGTTATCTAAAACAAATAATTTAGTTCCATCGTTATTAAAAGTTATACTAAATGCTGCACTTGATTGACTACTAATATCTAAAGAAACGCTATCATAAGAGGCTGTCGAGACATCAAAAGCAGAACTTAATGAGTATTGAAATATTTCATCATTTATAAGTCCTCCAATGTACATTTTTGTACCGTCAGAACTAAATGTTAAACCACAAATATTTGTATCCTGTGCTTGAGCAAAACTTTTATTAGCATAACTAGCTGTTGAAACATCAAAGGCTGAAGTCATATTATATTGAAATATATCTTCTGTTTGCCTATCTGATATAAAAAAAGATGTTCCATCAGGTTTAAAATGAAGATCAGAGGGTTGATTTGTTTGAGAACTTAAAGAAAAACTGTCTGTAAAAGAAGCTGTTGAAACATCAAAGGCTGTACTTAAAGCATACTCATTTATGTCATCTCCAGAGCCAACGTCAATTACAAACATTTTTGTACCGTCAGTATTTAAAGCTATACCATGCTCAATCTCAATCTGACTTGATGTTGTAAAAGATTTATTAGAAAAAGACGTATTAGCTAAATCAAAAGAAGTAGCACTAGAAGAGATAGTACCCAGAGCTTCAAGATACCTTTTGGGTTTTATACTTGTACCTACTTTAAAGTCTTTATCGTTTGCCACGCTTCACTCTCCACTTGGCTTTTTATTATGCTAATACAACTGCATTGACTGAGAAGTTAGTTGCATTTGACGATGCTGCTGTTGCAAGCAATCTTACGTTACCACTGTTTATATCTACATCATAACTAGCCATAGCAGTTGCAGTGTTTACTTCACCGTACTGTGTAGCTACTGCTGTTGATCCATCGTGTGTTACAAGTAGTTTTGTTATTGTTCTTTCTGTAGCAACCGTATCTGTAGCTACAACAGTAATCTCAATACCTAATGATGAAGAAGCTGTGTAGGTTGCAATAGCTGTTTGTGCAGTGCTTGATGTAGAAGCTGTTTGTGAATCTCCACCGCCACCGATAGCACCCCAAGCACCTCCTGCATAACCTTCAAATGCATCATCATCACTGTTGTACCTAAACATACCATTAGCAGCAGAACTTGTTCTTTGTGCTGTAGTTCCTACAGGTACTTTAAAAGATCCAGTTAAAGAAGATGTGAGATCTGTTGTAGTTAAATCTAAACGTTCATTACCGCCTACATAAAACTCCATTTTATTACTAGTTTTGTTACCTGTAATTGCAGGTCTAGAAGAACCGCCTCCCCAACCGATAAACTGGTCATTATCTATATCCATACCTGCACTAAAAGTTTGCTGTGCTGTAAAGTCTTGAGCACTTGAAAGTAATGCTACTGTGCCTGTAGCATCTGGTATTGTAATTGTTCTATCAGCAGTTGGGTTTGTAAAACTAACTGTAGTTTCGTTATCATCTGCACTAGAACCCTCTACAGTAAAACCTGAGTCATTAAGGTGAAGACCAGTTACAACAGGAGATGTAAGGGTTTTATTTGTTAGAGTTTTAGTTGTTCCTGCAAAGTAAGTATCAAGCAAATCTACATCACGATAACCTATTTCATTACCGTTATCAAACATTAGTATAGCATCATTGTTAGCTATAGCTGTACTTGTATCAACACTTACTGCACTAAAATCTGCCACTGCGTTAAGCTCTGCACCTGTGGCGTTAAGACCTGTAACATTGTTAGCAGAACCTGCTACTGAGTCTACGTAAGCTTTTACAGATTGTTGAGTAGGAATAAGTGTAGCACTGTTGGATGCCATGTTGTCTTCATCAACAAAAGCAGTTACAGTAATTGCACCGTCAGATAAACTACCGTAAGTTATAGTGCCTGTTGTAGTAATTGCACTAGAGCCGTTGTCTATAGCCCCAAAACCACTTGTTATGCTACCTGCATTAAGAGCACCTACCGTTGTTACGTTGCTAAGGGTGTCTAAAGCCCCTTCAAAATATGTCTCAAAATCAGTAAGGGCTACTTGAACCATAGTGCCATCATCATTAACAACAACTCTATCTGCATCTGCAAGTGTAGTTGACGTAGCAGAAGTGTCACCATCCATAATATTTAATTCAGTAGCAGTAGAATTTACCCCTGTTAAATCTGTAGGGGCAATAGATATATTAGCAGTACCATCAAAAGATTGACCTGCTATAGTTCTGGTATTTGCTAATGCTGTAGCAGTTGAAGCATTTCCTGTAACAGCACCCTCAAGATTGGCTACAATTGTTCCTGCAGTACCTGAAAAAACCTCACTATTATTTGTTGCATCTGGTATAAATGTAAATTTACCTGCACTGTCATCAAAACCAAAAAATCCTACTTTAGCAGCAGAACCTGTATGGTATCTAAATTCTATACCACGATCTTTGTTGTCATCTGATCCAGGTGCTGTATCACCTCCAATAGTAAAAACAGGATCATCTATTGTAACAGTTGTAGTATTTACCGTAGTGGTTGTACCATTAACAGTTAAGTCTCCTGTAACAATTAAGTCTTGACTCATAGTAACGTTACCACCAGAAGCAATGGCTATTGCATCTGTGTCACTAGCTGAACCTATATTACCACCGTCAGATATTATAATGTTACCACCAGTAATATTTCCTGTAGTGGTAATTGTACTAGAACCAGTATCAATACTACCAAAACCAGATGTAATAGAGCCAGAATTAAGAGCACCTGTAGTAGTAAGATTCGATAATGATGTAATAGAACTTCCTACATAAGTAGAGATAGCTGTAGCTGCAACCTGTTTCATTGTGCCATCATCGTTTACTACAAAACGATCTGCATCTGCTAAAGTTACTGAACTAGCTGAAGTGTCACCGTCTAATATGTTTAATTCAGCAGTTGTTACATTTACACCATCTAATTTATTTAGTTCTGCTGCACTAGCTGTTACTACAACACCGCCAAGTGCAAGGCCGTTTGTACCGTCATGAGAAGCTATATCAAAGTTAAAAGAACCATCAGCAAATGTAGTATTGCCTGTAATAGTAATAGTAGAGTCATCTGCACTAATACTATCTAGAGCAATATCTCCAACATTAGTAATGTTATTGTCACCAAAAGATGTAGCAGGTAATGTGGTAGTTCCTGTAGCTGTAAAGTTAGCAACAGTTGTTTGACCTGTAACATCTAACGTACCTGCTATTGCAGTGTTACCACTTGTATCTGCGACAGTAAACTTGTTGGTGTCCATAGTAAGACCACCATTAAGAGCAGTAGCACCTGTTACTGTAAGTGAGTTTAATGTGGCTAAATCAGAAGAGCCTATTGTAGTAAAACTACCTGCAGCAGCAGTACTACCACCTATAGTTGAACCATCAATTGTACCACCGTCAATATCAGCAGTATCGGCTACAAGAGCATCTATGTTTGCTGTGCCATTTATATGTAAGTTACGCCACTCAGCACCTACAGCACCAAGGTCATGTGTGTCATCAGCAGAAGGAATAAGAGGAGAGGCAACGTCAGCAGTTACAGTAACAGTATCTGTAGCCGCATCACCAAGAGTGGTGTTTCCGTTTACAGTAAGGTTGCCAGTAATGGTAGCATTTTCGTGTATTTGTACAGTGTCTATATAGCCTATGCCATCTACATATAAATCTTTAAACTCTAAACTAGATGTACCAAGGTCTATATCGTTATCAGTTACAGGAACAATAGCACCATCTTGTATTCGTAATTGCTCTACTGCAGCAGACGATACCTCACTAAAAAATCCTATGCGATTGTTAGATGTATCTATTACTACTTTGTTTAACGCATCAGTGTCAGCTATAAGAGGTACATATGCACCTTCAGTAGAGCTACCATCGTGTTTGTGTCCACCCGATAAAGCAAACGCATCTCTTATTGCGTTATATTCTGCATTTACTGGTGCAGCTTTAATAACCGCATTAGCGATAATATCGGCTGCTGATTGTCTTGAATAACCTGCCATGTTATAACCTGTCTCCTACTCCAAATGTAATCACTAGACCCTGTATACTGTGTGATGCACTGGAATCATTAGTAACGAATTTAAAAGATGCGGATTTGCCTGATCCTGATATATTAGTTCTTTGAACTGGCGATGGATTACCATCAAATATTGCAGTGCTGTTATAAAGTGCTTCATTAAAAAATGCTGCAGCTCCCGTTGTAGATAAATTAAAGTTAGTTGGATTTAGTGTATCTACGTCTTCATAGTCATACACTGCTGACATTACTATTGAGTTATCACCTTCGGATCGTAAATACGTAGCTACATTATAAAATATTTTTCTTTGTTCTGGATCTTGCATATGAAAGAATGGTGTTTGAAAAACACTAAATATAGGATCTCCTGCAAAACTATTACCGCTTTCTTGTTGCTGCACTTTACCATCTGAAGTGCCATGTAATACAAATTCATTTTGACCTATATAACCACTAGCTGCACAAGTAGCCGTAATTCCTAACATTTGACTATATTCAAACTGCAATCCATTTGGTGTTTGTCTAAATCCACCTATAATACCTTGAGTATCACTACCTGAAAAAAAGTATCTAAATTGTGTTTTTTGTCTAATTACTACTGCATTTAAACCTTCAAGATCAATATCAAAAATAATATCTGTAAAAATAGATTGAATATTTTTAGATACAGTTTCTAAATTAACATCACCAATTTTTGCTGTACCTGCAATAGGACGTAGACCATCTTGAGATAAAAATAATAGATCACCACCAATTTCTATAACACTATCTGTAGCTAAACAACCAAGATCATCTGTAACAGTCTGTACTGCAAAATTAGCTAGTGCAGTACCTGATAGTTTTTTAATATTAGTAGAGCCAAATATAAACAGCTCGTTTCTAAATGATTTAATTGCAACTATAGGAAAACCTACATTTATTACACCTGCTCCGTTACCTGACGCAAAATCTGTTTCTGCTAATGGAGCACTAAAAAATAATTTAGTTGGATGTGCAGGATCACCTGCTAAAAATAAGTGGTTTTGAAATATCGCAGAAAACTTAGGATCTGTTGGTGCATCTGAGTGTGTAATCTGCGTGTATGTTGAACCATCATAAGTAGCTGCAGGATTTATACCATCTGTTAAAACAACTTTTGGCGATCCAAAATTATATTTAGAAAATCTAACTTTACTAACACCTACCATAGTAGGTGAACCAGAGGTAGTTACAGCATCCCAAGAACTTGTAGAATTATTCCATTTATGTAAATAATTATTACCTGAAGAAGGTTTTCTACAAGCAAGTATACCATCATTAATACCGTCTGCTACAAAAACGCCTAATACACTTCCTGTGCCTGTAACCGTGCCATAGTTATTAGCAAATCCATTTATCTTTCTATAACCACCAGTAACAGCAGGTTCATAATTAATAAGTGCAGTAGCAGATCCAGGTTGATTTTCACCCTGAGATAGCACATCCCTACTAGTATTTAGTCCACCTTGACAGAAGACTTTAAATGAGGCTAAATTTTCTGGCATTATATGATACTACTAATAGTGTTACTAAATGTTTTATTTCTTTGTATTACTGTAGATCTAACATCAAGTGGATCATCCATAAGTATGCGTCTCATAGATCGTATACCATCTTGAAAGTTTTGTTGATGTATGGCGGCACTTTGATCATTAGATCTAAATCTCATCATGTACATCATAGCACCGTCAATAACAACGTGGTTAAATCTATCAGGTATTACAGATGTATCATTAAAAGCAGACAGATCAGCAGGAAATGAAAAGTACACATATTCTATTTCATAGCTGTTATCTGGAACGGGTGTTACACCAAACTTTGCTTCTAACGTTTGATATACACGTTCTGGTGCTGATATACCAGATCCAGAATCACCTTCATCATCTAATCCACGAAATCTTTGAGTATACTCTTCAAAAGATATTGTAGGAAGAAAACTGGGTGTATTATTTGCAGACCCTAGTTTTTTTAAATAAAAAGTATCCCAGTCTACAGAAGCAAAATCAGCAGGAAAAGCATACTGCCTAGTACCTGCTGCCAATGTTTGTGTATTAGTTGTTTTTAAAAATGGAAACTCTTGTCCTGTCTGTACTATATTTCTAATAGAGTTATTAATAGCGTCTTTAGCCAGTGCTTGAACGTTACGTACCGTAGTAAAGCCATCACCTGCTGTATCTAATGTAACTTCGTTTAGACGAACAAGAAGTTGATTTACGAGTGTTATATAAGTTGCCATAAATAACTACCTTATTTTATTAAAAATCTACGCAATATTCCATTTGAGTAATTTTTAAAACTGTATCTTTATCTTGCCATTTAGGTACAAATACACATTCTATTTGTGTATATCCATTTTCTTTTGCGTAATTAAATCTATTATTACCTATTGCACAACGATAAATAAAATTTGTGTTTACTCTTTTCATGGGATCTTGTCTATTTGGTTGATCTTCAAAATACTTTAAAAAAGTTTTTTGTGTCCACACTATCGGAGGCCAAAGCATCCCTTTATTATCTATGCTATTTTTTATAGCTTCTAAAAATTTTAAATCTCTTTTAGCAGCTTCATCTAATTCCCAATATACTTCATCTAAATTAAAAACACGTATGTCCCATTCTGTATGTTTATTTTTAGCTGTAAGTATCATATCAGTAAGTTAAAGGGGCAAGTTGCCCTGCCCCTTAAGTTAGTTATGCGAGTGTATCACGATCTACTTCTTGAGCAGTACCGTCTTTACCCATGTCTGTACAGTCCATCATAACTGCCCAGATGCGCAACTTACCTGTAGTAACTGCACCACCAGATAGTGTAGCAATTGTTAGGTCAATGTTGTCATCCGCAGTAGTCATCAATGGTTGATATGCTGCTGCATTTTGAGCAACAACTCCTGCTGCAGATGTTCCATCAAATCCATCTACAAAACAATCGGCATCTGCCCCTGTTCCTAGATCTAGAGTTAATGTAGAACCATCAGACTGAGTATCAACTTCGATACCTGCATTAATGATCATAGTTCCTTTTTTGACAGCAATTACTGGAATAACATCAGAAGCTGCAAGAGCAGAACCTTTGTCAGACAAAGCAGTTGCAAGATTCAAAACAGTTTGAACCATGTAGGGTTTTCTACCTGGGTTGCTATTCACTCCCCGAGCAGATTGAAGTGTATTATCACCTAAAGCCATAATTCAATCTCCCCTTACGCTGCGTTATATTTAGCAGTTGCGATTGCTTCTGGACGAAGAATCTTTCTGCCGTATAGGTGCATACCACGAACAATGTCTGCAAATGAGTCAGGGTCACGATATGTTTCAGTCTTACTGATCTGCTCTGCAGTTGCAACAGCAGAATCATGACCTGCAACAATCACACCAAAGTTAGCATTCTGGTTTGCAGAACCTGAAGTTCCTGAACCTGTACCTACGTGAGGAAGGTTTGAAGAAACATACATTCTAAAACCATGCATGTTGTTTAGCACTAGGCCGTTGCGTAGAGCACCTGATTCACCGTAATCAGCATTTAAGAATCGAGAATCCTCATCTGCTAAGATTTCCATAAATACTGGATCTACAACTAGCCATCTGCCTTGTGAATCAACTTGTTGTTGGTCCAACAAACGTTTCATACGATTTATAATCATCGCAGGGGAAACAGTTGCTGTTGGCAACGCAGTTGCACCTGGTAGACGTGCTGCTACAGGAATTGAGTGATCTCCTGCAGAAGTTGTTGTGATGTTACCGAAGTCACCTTTCTTCAGTTTCATTGAAGAAAGCAGTTCGTCTGAACCTGCGCTTGCTACAGCTTTTGTACCATTTACTTGGTCATTGACTGTATCAGCATCGGTATGTAATGCAGACTGTTTAAAACCTGATAGATAACCAAGTACTTCTTGGTCATGCTGATCAGCTAAACGATATGCTGCACGGTTGGTAGCAAGATCCATGAAGTTGACGTGTGAGTGAGCTTCTTCAATGTCGTCAATTTTAAAAGCATAGTAGTTTGCTTTGTCAACGACTAGAGAGAAATCCTCATCGTCTAGATCTTGTGCATTTACCTGAGTCCCACGAGCGTATGCGCTTACTGAGATTTCAGGTTCTTTGATGATTTTCACTGTATCACCTTGGGCAGCAATCTCCCCAAAATAATCTGAATTAGTGATATCACCGACTACTGTACTCTTGCGAAATGCAAGCTGTACTTTTTTGGAGTATATGACACTGGAAAAATTACCGTTAGGTAAGTTACCGTATCCTCCTGCGGTTGTAAAAGCCATGATAAAATCCTCCTGATATTTGGCTTGAATTAAGCTTAAACATCTAAAAGGGGCTGTACGTTTTCTAGGGTGCAGTTAATACTTACTTGCGCTAGCAAATACCACTGGGCCTATACTTGTCCAGGTAGTTCTTCTTAGTTTAGACTTTTTATGAATTTGGGTGCGACAAAAGGTAGTCAAAAAGAGGCTTTTGTCAACATACCCATAGTTATACTGCTGAAAATTGATTTGTCAACAGTTTTATCTAGCTTTGCCAGATACATCGTAAACAAATTTACCCGAACGGATAGCTTTGTTAATATCGTCAGACTTTTCTTCAAATTCCTTATCGGACATTTTAGCAACTTCTGACTCACGAATTACGTCATTTGCATCTTCTACATCTACTTGTGTTTTACTACGTTTTGTGACTGTAGAGGCTGCATCTTTAGCTTTTGCTTTCTTTGCACTCTTAGTTAGACCTTTATCTACTTTATATAGATCTATAACACGAACTACAGAGGCTGGATCATCTGAGTTTTCGTACAGTGCATCTTGTACCCATTTAGGTTGTTCTTCAACCCAGTTATGAAATTCATCAGATGCACGTAGATCATCAAAGTCTTCGTGTGATTTACGTATGATACTTTCAGCCTTAGTTCTTTCAGCTTCTGTTTGAATTTTATCAAACTCTTGCATACGAGCTTCAGCTTTATTAAACATCTCTTGAGCTTTTTTAGCAGCAATAGTTTCTACTATACCTGCTACGTCTGGATATTCTTTAGACCACTCTTCTATATCTTCATCAGACTTAGGTGGTACAATAGATTCTTTTTCTAATCGTTTCTCAAAGGCTTTAAACTTATCTTCCCATTCCTTTTCTTTTTCTTGCATATGGCGTCTTAGATCGCCATAACGCTTTTTAAACGATTTTTCTTCAGCAGATAGCGTTTCTTCTTTAGCTTCTGTATCGGTCTCTTTCTTTTTGGAAGTTTCTTTTTCTGGTTGCTGTTCTTCGTCTGTTTCTCCACGTTGTTCAGCTTCAAGTTTACGAATCTCCTCTTCTTCCGTTTCCATTTGCTTACGCTTCTTTTCGTAGTTGTAACCTCTATCAACAAACCCTGCTGTTTTTGGTGTTTCTACTTCTGCTAATTCAGGCATATTTTTCTCCTTTTTATGTTGGGGTCAGCCGAAGCTGAGTAGCCTTATTATTTCTTTGCCTTTTTCTTTTTTTGCATCAATCCACCTTTGTTTAAACTTATTGTACCAGAAGGATTTTGTGCTGATGCTGAAAGTGATTTTTCTAATTGAGATATATTATCTGCTGTTTCACCTGGAGTAGATGAGCTTGCTATATAACTATCTTTATTTTTCTGTAATTTATTAAAAGCTTTCATAGCTTTTCTTTTTCTTTTATCTCCTGCTTAGATTTTTTACTATCAAATTCTTTGCCTTTTTTATAATCTGAAACTATTGTTCTTCTAGTACCTGCTGCCCATGAGTTAACATCTTCATAACCAGTTCCTGCAAACACCCCATCAACTCTTCTCATAACAGCTTTACTTTCAGGTTTATATAAAAAGTTTGCAATATCACCTGCAGTTTTTAAGTAAGTATCTATACCCTCTTGTATTTCAGTAGCTAACTCGGTATGTCCTTTTGCCTCTGCAATAATTTTTGCAGCTTCCATATCGTATATACTATTTAAACCCTTACCAATTTGAAATGCTCCTGCTAACATTGCACCTGGTAATCCAGCAATTGCAAAACCTGCACCTCTTAAAAATCTACCAGAACCAGATAGATTACCTCTTTCAGCCTGAGCTACAAATTGTTTAATATCATCTACATTATTCCAATTTACAGCTTGACCCCAAGATTTTATTTCTTTATCTTCATCACCTGTTGTTACTGTAGAACTACTACCACCACTACCACCAGAACCACCAGATTGTGATCTATAAATATTGTACTGCTCTAGTGTCATAGTATAACCATCAGCTATTGCCTTTGCTTTTTCTTTTTCACTACTTACATATTTATTTTGACCAGCTTTATTATATAAAAATATAGGAGTAAAAGCAGAAGTTTGAGATTGATCTTGTTTTACACCAGTGTTAGAACCTCCAAAAAGGGAAAAACCTAAAGGTTGCCCTGTATAAGGTTTATTTCCTGCTGCAGATAGCATCTGTTGTTCAACCTGAGATAGAGATTGTCCACCTAATAAATTAGACTCTGCTTGTGCAACAAGACTTGAGTTTTGATAGCCTCTAACTTGACCACCACCATACATCATTTGTGGATTACCTACAGCTTTATTAGCTGGTTGTTCAAGAAGCTCTTGTTGTGTTTTCAAAGCATTTACAGAACCACCCTCAGACATACCCATCATTTCTTGTATAGCTTGCATCTCTTCTGGAGATAGCTCTTCAGTATTTATTGGACCACCTGCAGGTACAGGCTCACCACCTATACGACCATCGGCCTCCATTTGAGCTAAACCCATTTTAGCTTGATCTCTAAGATCTTCAAAGAACTTGACACCGTAGTATCTTACGACATCAGCAGGAACTACATATTCACCATCGGACAACTGTGCAGGTATATCATCTCGTACCTCTTCTGCCATAGAACCTGAAGGTATATCATTACCTGATACTGGATCTACATCCATACCGTCATCTGTTAGGCCACCTTCGTTCATAAAAGCCATTTCCATTTGATCTCCTATCAGTCCACCTTTATTTATTCTTTTAGCAGTAAAGTGTCTGATAAACTCATCATACGTAGGATTATTATCCTCAAGAAATTTTGATATTTCTTGTGAAGTTTGTTTTCCTGGAATTGATTCTGAAGCACTTTTATATTCTTCAAACATTTGCCGTATTTGAGGTGCAGATATTTTTTTACCGTCTTTAAACTCAATAACATTTGTTTCTATTCCATCAATTTCTACAGAGTATATATCATAAGTACGACCTCTGTATTCATCCGAGTCAGGTTTTGCCTGTGGTTTAACATCAGGAAAAGGTCTGGTTTCTGGTTTTGGTTCTGGTTTCACTGTGTCGCCTCCTTCGGCAAATCCAAATAAACTTTTTATTTTACTAAAAGCACCTTCTTCGGGTCTAGTATCCCCTAAATCTAATAGGTTAAAATTTTTACCGTCTTTAACTAGATCACTATTTTTTATAAGATTAGGTATTGTAATTTCTAAGTCTGGTGCATCACTATCAATAATTTCAAGACGTGCATATGGTATGATAAAATCACTCATTTCCTCTTTATATTTATTAGGTCTAGTATCTTTAATAATAAGTGTATCATCTGTTTCACTTAAATCACTACGTTTAATTTTTTGTGTTTTTACCTTATCAAATTTTACTTTTACAGTTTTTCCATTTGGAAGTGTATAAGAAAAAGTATCTCCATTTTTAAGGTTTTTTACTTTTTTTAACTGAGAGTTATCTTTAATAATATTATCTAAAAGAAATTTAGTACGTGCATCTCTACGTTTTACAGCACTACTTTCTTTTGATAATTTTTGATAAGCTAAATATTCTGGATCATTTAAATCTTTTGCAGGTGGAATTTGATCTAGTTTATGATATTTATATTTAGTCAAATCAATATCAACTTTTACATCAACTACGCCTGGATTAGCTTTTCTATAAGTTTGTCTTCTATAATAGCCAGGATCTTCTGGAATTAGAGCTTGTTGTGCTGTTTCATCTAAACTACCTGCAAAATCTTCAAGTTTTCTTGCCTTAATTATATCTTGTTCTACATCTAAAGGATAACGTAATTTATTTTGAGCACTATCAAGTTCTACCTCTACTCCAGTGCTTTCTAGCTCTCCACCTGATCCTCTATAAAGTAAATCTTCAATATACCCTATTGCTTTTTTTGTTTTTACATCATCTAAAAAACTATTTCTTAATCTATTTAAATCATCACTTAAATCTAAAAACGCTTTACTAGATCCTGGTGGAACATCAAATATATTAGGAGGTAAACCTACTTTTTCTACAGCATCAGCAAACTTTTTTATTACTTCGTCTTCACTTGTAAATAACACTACCCCTGTTTTAAGATACCTATCTTGTAAAAAATGTGCTAATAAAGTATCAGTATTAATTTTGTGTTCTAAAGCAGAACCCTCAATTTCTTCAATTATTTTTTTTCTTTGATTTCTATTAAAATCAAGATTATTAGCTAACATAGTTGAATGTTTTTTTGTTACTTCAATAGGTATATTTATAGTACTTGTGCCTGGAATAAAACCTTCATACTCTTGTATTGCATGTTGTATTTCATGAAATAAAGTAGCTTTAAAACTTGCACTATTTCCTAGATTAGATACGTCAACTCCTCTATCTTTATTTACATTTATTTTTATTAGATTATCACCCCCAGAAAAAGATCCTAAAGATGGTAAGCCATCAGTAATTGGGTTTTTAAATCTATTTTCAAATTGAACATTAATATTTTTTAGATGAGGGTATCTTTTAAATAATTGATCATGTGTTAAAATATCAGATAGTTTTAAAGTTTTAGTTTCATTGAGACCTAAATTTCTAATTTGTACTTTAAAATTTTTAAGGTCTAATTTAGAATTCTTATCTGATATTTGATAACGCCATTGTCCATCAGAAGGATTAATGTACCAACCAAATTTATTGTACATTTTTCTATTTATATCTTTAAAATTATTAGGATCAGTACCACCTTTTTTCTTAAAAAAATCTATAGCTCTTTTAAAATTACCAGTTTCTCCAGGAGTTCTTAACGCAAAATTTCCCCCAATAGTGCCTAATGCACTTGGATTTACTGTAACTCTATCTGCAAGCTTTACAGCACCAGATATTGTTTCTTTTGTAACTTTTGCAGTAGGCCCAAGTGCAGGTATAAGTTCAAGTGCAGCAAGTGTATCCACGATAACAGACTCTCTAGCTTGAGATACTTGTTCGTTAGTTGCATCTTTAGAATTAACATTAAACATATTTTGTAATCTAGCATCAAGATCTTCTGAAGAAAGTCTTACAACTGCATCTTTTATATCTTTTAAAGAATCAAAAACAAACTCTCCAACTTTTTGTCCTCTTGATAATTCTGCAGGAATATATGTATCAGTTCCTGGTATTTTTGAGGGTTCATACATAAATTTTTTGGCTGAGTCATAAATACTTTGACCCAGTGCTTTTAAAAAACCTTTTTTATCTTCACTAAATTTATTATAAATACCTTCTATACTACTTTCATAATTATTATCTAAAAATAGTATATTATCAACAATAAGTTCTCCGTAAGTTAAACCTTTAATGTTAGATGAATCTTTTGAAAGAAAAGGAGCAGGGTAGCTAATATTGGGAGGCAGAATACGAGATGAATTTTTATCTGTTGTTTCTGGAGTATAACCAAGTACTCCCATCTGTTCTTGAATGTTTTTAGGTGAATCTGTATTTTGATTAAAATGCTCTATTTCATGCATCTGTTCTGCTGTATTAGCCATTAATATCATCCCTAAGTCTTAACATTGATCTGAGCATACGTATCTCACCTTGAGCACGATATACTTCTTCTATATCGTTAAGCTGCTCAAGACGTTTATGAACTTTATCTATTCTAATAACTATCTCTTCCAGAAATGGATTATACAACTCTGGATTATTTACGAAAGGTTTTAAAGTATTGTTCACGACTAGTTTCATTGTATCTGTTGTTGACCAGTATTACCTGAGAAGCCCTGTTCTCCTGGCTGAGGGGCTGTTCCAGTTCCTATAGTACCACCCCCACTACCTTGAGTATCCTGCACTTGTGCGCCAGCAGGTGCGTTCTGAGGAGCATTTACTCCTGGAGGTGGTGCAGGAGGTGGATTAGTTTCTCTAAACTCTTTTAAAATCTCAGCTTGAATCGCAGCTTCCGCCATATTGTTTCCAACTTTATCTGGATCAAGATCCATTGACTTAGCAATTTCACGTACAATATAGTCCATACGTGCGAATGGAGCGAGTGCAGGGTTTGATACCACTTGCATAAATTGCATAAGGCGTTGGCTACGCACTTCATTAGCCATAAGACTTTCTGTACCACGAGCTTTTATCTCCAAGTCACCTTTAATTTCTTTATCAAAGTCAAACTGCATATTAAAACCAAAAAAGGCTTTACCTAGTGGTGCTAGTAGATAGTCATCTATGTTTTTAACTACATTGCGTATACTGCCGTTGGCAGCAGACATAAGCATAGAAATACCAGAAGCAGTACGACCCACTCCACTAACGCCTGTCTGACCATGTGCGAAAGATGGAAAACCAGTTGATTCATCAGCTAATACCCTTGCTTTATCGAACATCTGCATGTTCTCGTTAGATACGTTGGGGAACTTAGTTCCAAAGATAGCTTGACCAGGTGCCCCTCCCTGTCTCCTAAACACTTTTCCTGGATACACGGAGAGGTCTTGCCCTGGGACGAGATTAGTCTCGTCTACCTCAATCAATAGATTACCAGACAATGCTGCGTTATCTACTGCCATTCGCATAAAGCCATTCATAAGTGTTTGTGTATCGTCCATATTTTCAGCAATACCTATGCCAAAAATGCTGTACGGATTCATTTCATAAGGTGCGACAAAATAAGGAATGTAAGCTGGAGTAAATGGATTCATTACAAGTCTTAATACTTGTCCATTACAAATCCAGATATTTACACTTAGTTGATCTGCATCTTCTAAATCTTTAGGGATATCTACTCCCTGATCTTTTATCATCTCTTTATCTACAAAACCCCAAAACTCTAGAACTTCAAAACGATCAGCTCTATCTTCTTCTGAGTTATCTTCCATGATGTGTTCCCACCACTGTTTACGATAACTTTCACCAAGTTTTAGGGCATTATCTACTGCATTTTCTCTAAAGTATGGACGATTTTTTAAACCACGTACTTGAGAACGTGACATCTTGTGTCTTTCTACAACATACTCTGCCTCTTCCATAGTAGCAGCATCTGGATCTGGGTAAAAATTCCAAATAGACACAGATGAAGTTTGAGGAATTGTTTTAAATGTAGGAGAGTAATTACCTTCTTCATCCCAATTTGGATATTCTTTATCTATAGCAAATGGGCCTTTCATAACCCCTGTACCAAAAAGTGCTGACTCAAAAGCAGCAGCACGTAAATGTTTTTTTGCATGAGATTCTTCTAATTGATCATGTATCTTCTTTTCCATTTTCTTAGCTGCAACTTCAGCAGGATGCAGTTGAGCTGCAGTTGGAGTTTTACCTGCACCAGGTTTTACATCATCAATAATAGGCTCTAATGTACCAGACAAAGCACCCAGACGCTCTTTAAATTCTGGCATAGTTTCTCCTGGAAGTAACTCACCCATATTTGAATCAATTGCTTTCTTTAATTCAGGGTTAGTTTCAAAACTAACAGTATCTTCTACGTTTTCTGGTAAAATTGTTGGGTCAACACTGATTGGAAACCTATTACCACCAAATAGTACTTCTGCTATTTGACCATAAGCTGCAAGAACTTTTGTTTTAGTTACTTTTACAAAGATACGAGATTTTTCTGTAGATGTAAATTGTACATCAGGTCCATATAATCCACGATAGTTTCTATAAGCTTGAATCCAACGTTCTTCATCCATTTGTCTAGCTGTATCAGCTTTACTATACCTATCTTTAACAAACTGTACAATATGACCTGTAAGTGGATCTGAATAATCTTCTTCTACAACGTCTTCTATAGACACTGTTTGTTCCATGTCCATAATCATTTCTTCAAAATTTTCTTCTGCCATTTTATTTCCTTAGTATCCAAATGTGGGATCTGATGCTTGAAAACCTGTACGTTGTGCAGCAGGGTCAAAATCAAAAATATTACTTCGTGGTCTAGTCATTATACCGTATCTCAATGCGTCATATAAGTGGTCTTCTGCGTGTGTATCTACATCCTCTGGATTCTTTTTATCTAACGGAATAGAGGGTAACTGAGATATAAGGTTAGTGCAATTAGAAAAAAACACAAGTCTGGGTTCTTCTGTAAATTCATCTACCTGCAATCGTCTGTGTAACTCGTTTTTACCTGCTACACGAGAGCCTTTTGATCTATCTGAAGGTCTCCATCTACAACCTTTTAGAATCATTTGTTCTGCTAAACTTGGACCAGTATCACCACGTTTATGCCAGAGAGATGAGTCAAGAACTCCGTAACGTATTTTTTCTCCCTCTTCACCCTCTATTTCTAGTATCATATCGGCTAAATCAGTAGCTGTAACTTTTGATACATATAACTCTCTATATACTACTAGCTGTTCAGATCCAGGAACTATAGTAAACCAAAGAACACCAGTGTATGAACCATAACCATAATCACAAGCTCTAAAGTGTATCCAATTAGAGGGTATTTCGTAAGGTTCTACTACGTGTATGTTTCTGTTAAACTCAGGAAAAGCTGCACCTTCATTTATATCCCAATCACCTTCGAGTAGTTGTCTACGTTGATGTTCAGGTAACGAAAGAAGATTAGCTTCGTATAAACCATCATCTGCCAGATACGGATTGTCGAAGAGGGTGGCAGGGATGAACTTTCGTTTGAACAGAGGCTCACCCTCTCGACTATGACCTTTCGGCCACGATATCACCTCTCCATTTTCATCAGTAGCATAGAACGAGTTATTAGGAACTTGAGGGTCAATAAACGTTCTTTTTACCCACTGATGTCCTGGACCTCCAGGGTTGCTAGTCGCTCTCATATACAGTGGCAAACCTGAAGCCCTTGTTGTACGGAGACGTGATCTCATATAGTTCCATGCATAAGGTGAAGGCCATTGTGTAAGTTCGTCAAAGCCAATCCAGTTAAAGGCTTGACCTTGGTATCTCATGACATCATCCTCTCTGTCGAGGTAGGACATCCACAATGTAGCACCTGATGGAGCTACCCAAGTTTTATCTCTTTCCATAAACTTTATCCCAGGAATAGCTTTAGGATAAAGTTGTTTACTTACTGATATAAGTTCTCTAAGCTCTTCTGTGCTCCTACGAACAAGTAGCATTCGTGCATTTGGATTCCCCAAATAACGCACTGGGTCTGCAACCATCGCATAAGATTTGCCACCACCTGCTGCTCCTCCATATAAAACTTCTTGTTCTGTTGCTGCCAAAAAGTCAGTTTGAGGTCCAACATTAGGTTCAAATATTATCTCTCTAGCTTTTTCAAAGTCTATTTCTTCAGGCTTCGGTTGGGCTGGAGCTAACTTTTTCTCTGTAACCAAGTCTTTGGGTTTCGAGCTTTTCCGCTTTTTGTAACGCTTCTTTGTACCTTTTGGCAAGGTAGCGTTGAGTTGAAGCTTCGTTCTTACGTTGTTGCTCAATTTTTACCCTCTTATATAAACCTACATGAGAAATGTATCGTTCTGATTGAGTACTGAGCCAAGCTGCAACTTCTCTGTAACTATATTGCTTTAGAAACTTTTTAGCTTTTTCAAATAACTCTAGTTCTTCTGGAATTGGTAGTAGTATATCCTCATCATTAGGATCTTGTTTATATCCAAATGGTACGTGAGTTCCAACTCTTACAACTGGTCTCCACTCATACTTACCATCTACCTCTACAGGTTTGGGTAGCTTCCAAGTTTTATTCGTCTTCATTAGCTTTCTGTGGTAAAATAAATAGTGGGTTAGCTGCAGATACTTCTACCTTCTCTGTTTTAATAAAACCACTACGGTCTAAAACATCTTTTGCTGCTGCCATCTTTTCTTTATTACCTAAGTCTGTAGGATTGTTCATAACCTCAAACATTGAATATGCAGCTTTTACAGCCGATGAACTAATAAATCTTTTAGTTAGCTCTGCAATCTCTTCAGATAGAGACTCTGCAATTGCTTTTGAAGATACACCGTCTGCATAACCTGCAAGTTTTCTAGCTGTAGATAAATTACCTCCAGCTTCTTCAAACAATACATCTAAAAACTTCTGTTGTTTTTCTGTTAAATTTCTAGCCATATTTCACCATATATACTACGAAAGAAAAAATACCTATAAACAGTAAGAGTATAAAACCTGAAAGACCCCAAGTTATGATTGCCTCTTGCATTTCAGCTTTACGATATTCTTGTTCTTTCTTTTGTTTACGTATTTTACCTTCAGTTGCTACAAGCTCATCCCATGCAGATGGACCCATACTGAAACTAATCCAGTCTTTAAGTTCTTTACGCATGGCTTCAGCTTTCTTTTTAGCTGTAAATATTTCTAAAGCCTGAGCTTCAACAGATTGTCCGTTAAGTGCTTTCCACCAAGGTGGGTTTTTGTTTTTTTGCTCTGCGTAGGACAGATCACTCATAGCACTTGCCCATTGAGTTAACTGTCCTGACATATCTTGCAGATCTTTACCTACCTGAAAGCCTCTCTTCAATGCATTGAACGCTACGGTAGCTCCACCGATTATTGTAACTGGGTCCACGAGCCTCCTCCCAAAGTACTCCTAGAATCATTAAAGAAGTTATTGTACTTTTCAAAGGGCTTTACCTGTAAACACAACCCTCTCTATATCACATCTACCTATTCCTAAGTCTCTTAGCTCTCTATCAGTCATTCTGTAAAGTTGCATTTTTGCAATCTTACGTCTTGCTGATTCTGCTCTTGCTTCTATTATCCTATTAAATAAACGTTTAATCATTTTCTACTCCTATGTTAGCCCTAACTGGGCAGGAGTAGTTATACTATATTTTATAGTAAGTTACTATAGATAAAAATGCAAACCCGTTATGACTTTCCTTTAACCTTTTTAACTACCTTGGTAGTCCAAGCTTCATTTATATCAGGGGTAGAAGGATCGTCTCCAATTAGTTGACCCTTTTTATTACGAGCACGTACTTTTACTTCTTCTGTATCTTTTACAAAATTTAATACAGCAGGATCTTTCGTGTGCCATTCTCCACGAATATACTCTGCAAGAATGGCACCATATTGATCTACTACCTTATCACCTTCTATTTTCATCTATTCCTCACGATTTAAATCTAGATTTTTCTTTTTTAACCTGACTAGCAGATGGATTTTTTCTTCTAAAGTTTTTTATTGCTCTTAAAATATCATCTACTAAACTAGGACTATCTTTAAAATCTTTTCTCATTTTTTTCTCTATCCTATCTATTTTTTTAGATAAAGCTTCTCGCTGTCCAATACTCATCTTAGCTTGAGCACCTTTAGTTGGAATAGTAAAAGCAGGTGGAAGTTTTGTGACTGTAATTTTTTCTACAGCTACACTACCTGAACCTGGACGTTTTTTAGGTTTAAGAGATTTCTTAGGAGCACCTGATTTACGTCTTGTAATTTTCTTTTCTTCTTCTTTTAAATTAGTAGTATATCTTTTACCTTTATAAGTAAAAACTTTACCTGCACCTTTTTCTTTACGTGCGGCATTAAAAGCTTTTTTAAAGGTCATACCATCGTATTTACCTGCCATTGTATTACTCCTTACTTGTAGGTATTTTTAGGTCTAGCAATACCTGTATTAAGCTCACCAGAAGACTTAACCATTCCACCTACGTTATACATGGCAACTCTACCACCCTTAGCGTAAGCTTTCTTTTTCATTGCTCCACCGTTAGCCATACCCTTTTTCTTCATCATGGCTCCACCGTTAGCCATACCCTTCTTTTTCATTTGTGCTCCGCCTTTGGCCATGCCTTTCTTTTTCATCATAGCACCACCATTAGCCATACCTTTTTTCTTCATCATAGCCCCACCTTTAGCCATTCCTTTTTTCTTTTTACGGTCTTTAGAGGCTTTTTTCATAGACTCTTTTTTATCACCGTCTTTATCAATATCTAAAAAATCTGGTTTCATTGTTCTTCCTCACTATATAAATTGTTAAACACTCGTTGCGTATCCCATACATAGTCTACGTTTTCTTTTGAGTTATAAATATTTTGATTAGGTCTAAAATCTGGAGCACCTTGTCCAGTTTCAAACCAAGCTGGGTGAGTTACTCTCACTCTATTATTGGGCAACGCAACCATGTTACCTGTGTATTCACCTGCGTCTAACAATTCTAAAACATGAGATTGTTTATGTTGTGCAGGATCGTCTGCTACTTCGTTATCTGTGTAGTCTACAGTGAAGTAATATTTTGCAGGATAGAACTCACCATCTACCTTAGCTATCCAAGGAGCAGGTGTAGCTCTTTCTAATTTATATACTGAGTGTGTATGAGACATACAATCCCAAGGCTGTGCCATATATGGTGGTAACTCTGTAGGCCATTCTTCTAGGGGGGTATCTGCCACGAGTGCTGTTAGAGGCATTCTTGCCCACATTGCACCACCATGTACATTTTCTGAGTCATCAAAATCTGACTCACAACCTGTAAATATAACTTGAAAACTTAGAGTCCTGTTTGGCATGGTGGTTACACCAATTACCATAGCATGTAAAAACTCTCCGTGGTATTCTTCTAAATTTTTTGTATACTCTCTACGAACCCATGCTTTGAAGTAGGGTATACTACTTTGTAGATACGGCATCTTTTTTATGTTTCCTTCGCAAGTCTGCTTTAGCTTGTTTAAAGACATTTGCTATTGCTGTCTTTCCCATTACTTTAGCACGTTGTTCACCAACTGTCAAGATCTGAATCTTCCTTGCATAAGGTTTTTTTATTCTTTTTACTTTAGCTACTGTAGCTTTTGCATCAGCCATAGTAGCAAACTTAATTGGAACCGTATCTTTTGGGTTCTCATCCGTATATAGTCTGCGTCCAGACCCTTTTGGTTTTTTACCTGTTCCTACTTTTGGATCTGGTTTCTTCGCCATGTTTATTTCCTAAAGGCTCTGGTCTTTTTTGCAATCTTCTTAGGTTGAGCCACATGCTGCTTACCTGCCGCCTTGCCTTTTCGTTTAGCTCTGGTTGTAGCTGCATACTCAGCGCTGCTAAGAGACTTAATAGCCGCAGTAGGTAGATAACGTTCACCAGTCTTAGAACTAGGCTTGCCACTCTTTGTACGCCACTTTTGTTTTGTCCACTTTTTTAGGGACTTTTGAGGAGCCTTCACTACTTGTAGCCTCCGCCTTTTGCTTTGTACTGTTTAGCCAACATCTGAGCTTTTCTGGCTGACCATTGGCCTGGATTGCCGCCCTTACTTCCAGCCTTGATTGAGTTGAATAAACTCTTGCGCATCCCAGGCTTGGTATAGTTACCTGCTTTGTTGACTGTACTACCACCTTTAGACATTCCACTTACTTTTTTTAAAGTCTTTGCTTGACCTGCATGTAATTTAGAGGCTTTCTTTAAACCTTTAATTACTTTCTTAACTTTAGTTTTATTTTGTTTTGTTAAAGCCATGTTACTACGCCTTACAGTTGCATTCAGGTCCACAATTTTTATTTAAAATTGCACAACCTATTCTTCTAAAATATCTCCATAACCATCTTATCATCTTCATAATGAAACTCCTGTTTTAACATTTATACACTGTGGTCTTGCTAGATAACCTCTACTTCGAAAATAGTTAGCTACAATTGATGCTTCATCAAAACAAGACTGTTCTGTAGGAAAAGTTGCTTCTGTTTTTGGAAACACTTCACAAGATATTGCTGCAGGTGTGCTGCAAAGAAGTACGAATGCAATCCACATCTAACAACGCCATCTTCTACGAGCCTGTCTTAATCTTGAATTAGGATCTTTAGCTGCTTTTGGAAATTTTTTCATTTGTCCTGCGGATCTAGCACAGAAAGACTTACGTCTTGCAGCCCTAGCTTTACTTGATGGTTTTTTTTCAGTAACAGCAGTCTTAAGTTTAGACCCAGGATTTTTTCTTCTATACGCAGCTACACCTTTAGCTGTCATACCAGCGCCTTTTTTAGTAGGACGTTTATGGCCCCCTTTAATAGTCAGACCCTTCATCCCTGTGCTTTTACGCTTAGTCGTCATTATCTTTTTCCTGCTCTGCTATTTCTAGGAAAAGACCTATTAGCACGTTTAGTTGTAACTGATAGATTCTTTGACCTATTGTCTCTGGGATTACCATTACGATGGTTTACGTCCTTGCCATCGCCTTTTTTTACTACTCCTGCTTTCTTCAACGTGTTGCGAGCTGCATTACGTGAAGCCCTATTCTTTTTCTGTACAGATGTACCTTGATACTTCTTATACTCGTTTTTGTAATTTCTCATTACTTATATCTTTCATACTTGGGATTATCTTTTCTACCAAATAGAGTTAGTATAAAATTCATTATACCTCTGCCTATTTCTGTAGGTGTTGGTAGTAGCCAACCAAGTATTAAGAGTAACATAACCCAAGGTGGTATATTTGTATTTATAATATCTAAGCTTCCCACTGATCCTGTCTCTACTTCTTTTGAAATTACATCTCTACCTGCAGTTGTATTTTGCTCAACACTTACTGCAGACTGCCTATTTTCTGCACCTATCTGTGCATTAG